AATCTAGGGTCTGTTAATAATACTATCATCCACGAGTGCGTTCACTGGGATAAACACAGGAAAGCCTTTGAACTGGAACGGCTGTATAACGAAAATGCGACCCAGATCAAATGCCAGGTGGTCGGCGGTATCAAGGATAACAAAGTTAAGACGGCAACTGACTGGATGGAGTGGCAGGCAAACTCGCTGGCTCCGCGTATCCAGATGCCATATACTCAGGCAAAGATAAAAGCGGCCGAATTTATAAGGCACTACTTACGACTATATCCCGGCTCTAAGCTTATCGACATCATGGAACCCGTCATCGATGAGATGGCTTCATTCTTCTGCGTTTCGCGTTTTGCCGCAAAAATTCGCATGATTGACCTTGGCTTTGAAGAGGCAATTGGCACCTTTACCTATATTGATGGTCGGTATGTTAAGCCGCATTCCTTTAAGAAGGGTACCCTCCTGCGGAGCCAGACGTTTTCAATAAGTGAACGCGATGCCATTGTAGAAAGCACAATGGTGCCTTCTCTTCGTGAAAAAATACAGAGCGGTAACTACCTGTTTGTTGATTCCCACTTCTGCATTAATGATGCAAAGTACATAGACTACGATATCGAAGGACAGGCTTTTCTGACTGATTATGCGAGACACCATATGGACCAATGCTGCCTCGTATTTGATTTAACGGTACATAGGTCGGCTACCAGCTACTGCAGGCAGTTTTATACGGAATGCGTACTGTATAGGGATGCCACATCCGACATAATATTTGAAGCACACTTTAGCGACTCCAAAATCAACAATGATGTAGATGCCCAGGCGAAGGCCATTATAGCCTATAATAAGGAACTGGCAGAAATTATGCAGAATCTGCCTGGCAGCTTTTCTGGGGCGTTAAAGTCGCTCATGACATGGAAAGAGCAAACAGTTGAAGAGCTTGCGGGAAACTGCTGCCTTGATCCAAGGACTATTCAAAGAATGCGAAACAACGAGGCTTATGAAACTACGATTGAAACAATTGTTGCCATATGCATTGCACTCCAACTGCCCCCTGCTGCAAGTGATGCATTAATCGGTCGCTCGGCATACTCACTTGGCGTCAGCGAAAAACATCTGACCTATCGTTTCCTATTAAACTCCTGCTACACAAAGACAATTTATGAATGTAATGAAATGCTATCTAGACTAGGGCTTGAACCACTGACAAAAGAAAAATAAAAGTATTTTATAGCTGCCCGGACATTCTGTGTCCGGGTATTTTTTATGCCTTTACGCGATAATTGACCCTATTTGCCCCTAAAAACGAGTTTAGAAACCCGTTTTCAGGGGCTTTTTCATGTCTGTAATCAATTCAACCAGACATTCCATGCCCGTGTGGAGACCGCCTTCTACTTCTAAAATTAACTTGACGGTTGGACAAGGCTCTCTATTTTTAGGCTTTTAGAGTCCAGTTTAACCACCAAAAGTTAACAGCCGAAAGGCTCCCGTTTTAAAAAAACGGCGAGTTTTTTGGCTGATTGTCATGCCCTTTTCTCGCTGGAGAAAGGGGCTTTCCTTATGCCAATCAATGCCAATCAGCAGACAAACACCCAGCGTTACCTCGAAATCAACGGACAGCAAATTCCCGTCACCGAAGAAGTCTACCGCGCCTACAAGCGTCCGGCATGGGCGGAACACAAGCGCAAGGAGCGCGAAAAGCGCTGCCGTGACGAAGACGGCAACCGCTGTGCCAGGGACTGTAGCAAGTGCGACAAACAACGAACAGGCGGTGTTCTCTCACTGGACAAGTTCAACGAGGAGGGATTTGAAGCAGCTGATTCCTTCGACCTTGCTGAGCTTGTAGCGGACAAGCTGCTCCTCGAAGAATTATATGCCGCCCTGGAGGAACTGGATCCAGACAACCGCAGGATTATGGAACTCTTCGGCATGGGCAAGTCCGAACGGGAGATTGCCGCAGATATTGGCCTGTCACAGAAAGCCATCAACAAAAGGAAAGTGAAGCTTTTTGCCCAGTTGCGGAAACGCCTTAAGGATTTTATTTGATATCAGTACTCAAATCGCCCTCTGGTGTCCTGTGGATATCAGAGGGCGACATTAAAAATTTAGTACTCAACCTCCCATCTGATGTCCTGTGAATGGTGAGGGAAGAAAAACAGCCCTCAGAACGGAGGTTCAAAAATGGAAACACAGTCAAAGCAGATCGACACCGAATGCCGCAACCGTGAGATAGACGAGGAACTGGCGGATGTCCTCATTGCGATCAGCGTGGTGTCAAAACGACTCGCCCGGAAGTTGACGGTGCTTAAGCGGGAAGACGAACGAATGGCGGAAGGAGGAAAACCGGATGAGCAAGATGAGTGAACTGTCCCTTGCGGTAACTGAACTGAAGCGTTGCGGTGAAGCGCTTATCGGCATATCGGAGTCGCTTGCCGACTTGTTCGGCGGTAACGGTGGCATTGATATCACGGATCAGCCTAAAACGGAAATTCCGGCGCTGGTTGAAAAGCCCCTTACCCTTGAAGCAGTCAGGGCCGTCCTTGCAGAAAAGAGCCGCGCCGGTCATACCGCCAGGGTTCGGGAACTGCTCGAAAAGCATGGTGCTAAGAAGCTGTCGGAAATCAACCCATCAGAATACCCAGCACTTCTTGCAGAAGCCGAGGTGCTTGGAAATGGGTAAACACGCTCTTCTTTCGGCTTCATCTTCTCACAGATGGCTGAACTGCCCACCTTCCGCAAGGCTCTGCGAGAGCTATGAGGACAAGGGCAGCGACTATGCCGCTGAAGGAACGGCGGCCCATACGCTCTGCGAGTACAAGCTGAAGGTCGCGCTCGGTATTCACGCCAAAGATCCAACCGCCGACCTAACCTACTATAACGCTGAGATGGAGGACTGCGCCAACGGCTATGCCGCCTATATCCTCGAACTGGTGGAAACGGCAAAGCAAGCCTGCACTGACCCGGTTGTCCTTATTGAGCAGCGGCTGGACTTCTCCAAATATGTTGAAGGCGGCTTCGGCACCGGTGACTGTTTGGTCATTGCGGATGGGACTCTCCACATCGTGGATTACAAGCACGGCCAGGGCGTTTTGGTGGAAGCTGACGACAACCCGCAAATGAAGCTGTATGCGCTGGGAGCCTTGGAGTTGTTCGACGGTATCTACGACATCGATACGGTTTCCATGACTATCTACCAACCCAGGCGCGGCAACGTATCCACCCACACGGTGTTCAAGGAATCCTTGTACCAATGGGCTGAGGAAGTCTTGAAACCAGCAGCTGAACTCGCTTACGCAGGAGACGGAGAATTCAACTGCGGCGATTGGTGCCAGTTCTGTAGAGCAAAGCACGAATGCCGCGCCAGAGCCGAACGCAACCTGGAACTCGCTCGATATGACTTCAAGCTTCCACCTCTGCTGGAGGACGATGAGGTTGAGGGTATCCTTGAGAAACTTGATGCCTTGGTTTCGTGGGCATCAAACATCAAGGAATATGCCCTTCTGGCTGCCCTTGGCGGTAAGCAGTGGAGTGGATGGAAATTGGTCGAAGGCCGCTCCAACCGCAGATACACTGACGAGACAGCAGTGGTTGAAGCAGTAAGCACAGCTGGATTTGACCCATATGAACGCAAGGTTCTGGGTATCACCGCCATGACCTCCCTGCTCGGTAAAAAACGCTTTGAAGAAGTTCTCGGCGGCTTCATTGAAAAACCGCCAGGCAAACCTACGCTTGTGCCTGAAAACGATAAGCGCCCGGCTATTAATACCGCACAACAAGACTTTAGTGAATTATAAGGAGGAAAATCTTATGTCTAATACCACAAACAAAGTTAACAGCAATCCTATGAAAGTCATTACCGGTCCCGATACCCGCTGGTCTTACGCCAATGTCTGGGAAGCTAAGTCAATTAACGGCGGCACCCCGAAGTTCTCTGTATCGCTCATCATCCCCAAGTCAGATGCCCGCACTGTTACAAAAATCAAGGCTGCGATTGAAGCCGCCTACCGTGAGGGTGAAGCAAAGCTGAAAGGCAACGGGAAAACTGTACCACCACTTTCCACGATCAAAACTCCCCTGCGTGACGGCGATACCGAACGCCCTGACGATCCCGCTTATGCCAACGCCTACTTCATTAACGCAAACTCTGCAACCGCGCCCGGTATCGTGGATGCCGACCGTCAGCCCGTCCTCGATCGCTCCGAAGTTTACAGCGGCGTTTATGGCAGAGCAAGTATCAACTTCTATGCCTTCAACAGCAATGGCAACCGGGGTATCGCCTGCGGACTGAACAATCTTCAGAAAATCCGCGACGGAGAACCTCTCGGTGGCAAGTCCAGGGCTGAGGATGATTTCGCTACCGACCTTGATGAGGATTTCCTGTCATGAAGTCAGCTCCAAACACGGCAGAGGGAGTGTCAAACACTCCCTCTGCTTTTAATGTTGAAATGGAAGTCTGGAAGGACATACCCGGTTATGTGGGACGATATCAAGTCAGTAATAATGGCCGAGTTAAGAGTCTCAAACGTAAAGTCCGCAGTATAAACCACTACACAGGAAGAGAGTTTTTCAGGACCGTACCAGAACACATACTGCGTCCTGGCCAATATTCCAAAAGCGGACATCTATCCGTTGTTTTAGAACACGGTGGCATTGGCCAACCAGTCCATCAACTCGTAATGAAAGCATTTATAGGAACTCCGCCCGTTGGTATGGAGGTTCTCCACATTAACGGCAAGCCGATGGACAACAGACTTGAAAATCTACGCTATGGCACCAGAACCGAAAACATCCTTGATACATATCGACAACGCGGTCGCTGGAGGAAACTGAGTGTAGAAGATGTTGAAGCAATACGTTTTTCTCTATATTGCGGAATCCGCGGTGTTGACTTGGCAAATGAATTCGGAGAGTCGCAAACAACGATTAGCAATATCAAATACGGGAGGACATATTGGTGGCTCACATAAAATCACTCTCGCTAGACTTGGAAACCTATTCGTCAGTCGACCTTGGAAAATCTGGTGTTTACAAATATGTCGAATCACCTGACTTCGAAATCCTCTTATTCGGTTACAGCGTGGACGGTGGCGAAGTTCATGTCGTGGATTTCACAGCGGGAAAACAACTCCCTCTCTTAATCATCGACGCACTGACAGACAACACAACCATAAAATGGGCCTTCAACTCCCAGTTTGAACGCATCTGTTTGTCAAAGTGGCTGGGTCTGCCCCCCGGTCAATATCTTAATCCAAAATCGTGGCGCTGCACGATGGTGTGGTCAGCATATATGGGGCTGCCCCTCTCCCTTGAAGGTACCGGCGCAGTCCTTGGCCTTGAAAAGCAGAAGCTTACGGAGGGCAAAGACCTGATCCGTTATTTTTCTATGCCGTGCAAACCCTCAGGTTCCAATGATGGTCGTACAAGAAACCTGCCAAATCATGCCCCGGACAAATGGGCTGCGTTCATAGCTTACAACCGCCGCGACGTTGAAACTGAGATGGCGATACAGCAGAGACTGGCAAGGTTCCCCGTACCGGAGGACATTTGGGAGGAATACCACCTCGA